CGGAACTGGTTTATGTATATCACAAAAAAAGACCCCTGTCAAGGGGCCTTCGGGTTTCCGACATTCGTAGAGTCTGCACGAAAGACTCAGTTTTATTTAGTCTTCGTGTTCTTCGAATGAATCTGTTAGATTTTTAGATGGTGGTCCAAAGGACATATAAACACCATATGCTGTCATTGCAACAACGGTTAGACCAATAACAGTAATCATGATTGTTCGGTTTTCTGTCTCTTAGCTGAACCAATATTATACTTAGTTTCCAAAGTCCATTCTCCCTTTTCTTTGTAGGGAAGAACCTTGATTTGATTCAATGGAGCAATATTTGCAATAGAGTCTTCACTGACCACAGAGATGAGTCCCCAGTCTACCAAAAGACGAGTAATACGATTACGTCTCTGAACATCATTCACTGAAAGATTAGAATACTTACCATCCAAGGCAAAGAGTTCCTTAAAGTGAACAATAAAATATTTACCCTGTTTGTGAAGAATATGACAGGACTGATACAGCTTCTTTTCCTTACGAGAAGCTACACCAATACGAGTGAGTGTTTCTCTTACTTTCAGGAAATCATCTGGTTCATTAAGAGTAATCTCAACCATTTCAGATTGTGACCACTCTACCTGTGGCTCAATAGTTTGACTCATTTCTTTCCACCAATGTCAAGTCGTTGTTTAATGTATGAGATCTGTTCGGGAGTCAGAATCTTCATCACTTGACTTGCCTTTTCATTACTATAACCATAGTAACGTTTTACATAATCAAGGTCTGTGATCTTTTCCTTACGGACCCAAGGAGAGAATCTCTTCCTTTTTCTCAATATATTTAGATAAAATTTATACTGAAGGTCTTTATCTAGGAAGTGATACTTATTCATCTCATTGGCAAAGAGAACAGTATCCATGTGACCACCGACACACTTATTGACGATAAAAGGAGGATACTCCTTGGAAAGATAGGAGTCCTCCTCTAACAAATCATTCTTATTAAAGTTGATTGAGTTCAACCAATCTTTCAATTCCATAATCAACCACCATCAATTTGACATCCTACCATTGAACCTGTAACAACACCAAGGGGAACTGCCCACCATCTACCATCACCCTGAGAGAGGACGGCACCAGTACCACCACCAAGGATACCACCAAGGATTGCACCCTCCACACAGGAGTTGTCATCCACGTTAGGTGGGGTGTAGGTGGATCTTCTACCTCCCTTACAGGGGACCTCCTTAGTCTCAGTCCATCTACGAACACGACCAGGGTTATTTCTGGTTCCAGGAATATACTCTTCCCTATAAACTTCTTTGTAGCAGGTTCTATCCTTTACACCACCAGGTTGTCTGTAATCAGCCATGGCAGGTGATCCCATTAGAAGGAGGAGAGATAAAGCAACTAGTTTCTTCATAGGATTAGTTTTGTACTGGGGGTTTCGATGGGGGAGAAGATCTTCTTGTACTGTTCTAACACATCTACTTGGACACTTTCAAGATATACGACGAACTCTTTACTGATTGTAATAGTTTCATCGTTCTTGACCAGAGGTGCCCAAGGTCCAAAACCGATCTGTCCTTGTGCTGATGGCATACCAACTAGAGGATTCTCGATCTCGATTGTGTTGTCTGTTTCATTTACCAGAGTAAAGACAACTTCTTCACCGGTATTCATTCTCAATACTTTTACATTCATTACTCAATACCTTTGGGGAAACTTTCAATAATTTCTAAATCATAATCCCAGTCTTCGATAACTGGGTTAGCGTAAAGACGATCAGACAGGGTATCTAGTTCTTTTCTAGCCAACTCTTCAGTATCTGCCTCTAACCAAATATCAATCACCTTACCTAATCTAAGTTTTCTGATGTTCAGTTCAGACAATCTTCTCGATGCATCTCTAACAGCATTACCAGGAGAATCATCAACTTGAGATCTCAAACGAATAAACACTAGTGCTTTAAACTTCATTGGGCAAGATGATGAGTATAAGGTTTCTGATCTGCCATTTTACCATTTTCATAGGTAGATGAATACCCGTATTCCTTACGATCCTTGTATCCAATCTGTGCTCCCTTGGTTCTCTGTAGTGCTGGCATAAAAGCAATAAAGAAAAATACTCCAGGTGCTCCAATAATCAATGCACTACCAAATACATACCCTGCCAAAAATTCAACAATAGTATGGTTGGCGGCCCATGAATATTCTGTTTGTGTTAAAAGTTCAATCATTTGAATGTGCACTCCACCATAATTTCAGTTAAACAAGCCAACATGTTTATTTCTTGATCTGCGACGAAAGAACTTTGGTACTGATACTTCGCAATGACCAACACAGCGGCAGCGATCCCAGGACCATCAAGATGCGAGTATATGTTGTCATAGACACTACGAAATAGAGTGGTAGGGTCATTATCCAGATTATCAACGACCCACTTACGAACAGCAGGAAAGTCTTTTTCTCTAAGTTTCTTAAAGAGATCATCTGTCTTTACATCCGAAAAACTTGCGAGGATTCCTGTGTCGATCTTGCCACCCACTGAGTATCGTTGAATCTCATTGAGAACCCTACGCCAGTCGGGAAAATGTTTCTTGATGAGTTCGACAAGAACTTTTGGGTCATATCCAATAGACTCTTGATCCAAGATGTATTGGAGTCTTTGGAAGAACTTGGCGGCAAGTTCCTGTCTGTCTTTTCCTTTGATAGAGAAGTCGATGACTGCACATCGGGAATGGAGGGGAGAGACGATTTTGTTTTTGTAGTTACAGGTGAAGATGAATCTGCAATTACCAACAAACTCCTCAGTAAACGCCCGTAGTGCGAGTTGTACATCTGGGGTCGTGTTATCTGCTTCATCAATGATGATGACTTTGTGTTTTGCAGATGACGAAAGCGATACGGTGCTAGCGAAGTTTTTCGCATTGTTTCTGACAGTATCGAGGAAGCGACCTT